TCTAATCTCGTCGCATCAGCTTCGTCGCCGACTGGCACGCTCGTCGCCAACATCACCGAAAGCCTCTCGAATACAGCGACCTTCTACGTCAAAGGCGTCGAGGGCATTTTTGGTGTGTCGGGGTCGACCATTGTCACCCTCTGGAATCCTGCATCGCCGCCAACGGCCGGTTTTTACGGCCTGAAATTGCACTCTCTGCAGGACGGCTACGAGCTCACGTGTGGTGAGTTCGTTCTCCAGGTGACGCCCCCGCTCTTAAATTTGAGGAGGCTATTATGGCATCGCAGATTACGTCGTTAACCCTCGTCGAGGGCGGTGCGTCCATGCACGTAACCGTTGGCGATCAGAATGGAAATCCGATCCCGCCCACTAATATCGCATGGGCCGCAGCGTCGGAGCTTACAATAACCGCCGACACGACGGGGTTCAACATCGCGGCAGTTCCTCGAGGCACGGCCACGTCGTTCAGCCTCACCGCGACAGATACGGCGCAGACCCCCAATGTGTCCGGATCGCTTACGATCAATATCACTCTGCCGCCGATCACTTCGCTGACATTCACCTCGCCGTAACGGCAATATTTCGGACAAGGCGGCGGAAGTCCAACCGGCAGACCGCGCCTTCCTCGGGCGTCGGTGCCTTCACCACGCAGCCCGAGTTCGTGAGCGTGTCGAGCCCAGCAACCTGCCGTCCGGCCCCGCACCCAAATCGGGCCGGCGCGCAAGCTGTGTGGCTGCGGCTGACCTTGCCGGCCGGCGCCATGGCCTAACAAAGGCTCGGCCGATTTGCGGATCCAAGAGACGACGATTTGAAAATAAGGGCGACATGTCATGAGCAATCCTCTCAACGTCTCCTCATTGGCGACGTTCCCACTCGGACCGGGCCAATCGACCGACAACCTGACTGCGCTGGCAGACGGTCAAGCGAAAGGGCTCGGGGCGCTCGGCACAACCTTGGTGCAATATTTCGATGACATCGTGGCGCCGATCCAGATCAAGTCGGGGAACTCAGTCAGCGGGTTAGGCATTGCCTCGCTGTTTCTGGTGTGCAGCGAGGACGGCACCAGCTGGACGAATGGAATAAATCCGAACTCGACCTCAGACCAGTCTTTGCTGATCGGGAGCTTAGCGTCACTCACACCGGTGGTGACGGTGGCAGCGAACGCCACCCTCTATTATTTTCCGGAATTTTCGGTTTACTCGCTGCTCGGCTTCATGCCGACCTATTGGTCGATCCTGGTTTACAACCAATCAGGCGCAGCATTCGATCTCACGGCGGCGAATTTCTACGCCAAGCACTCGCTGGTGAGCTATGCGTAGGATCCTCGCAGCAACTGTTGCCGCTACCTTGGTCAGCGCGCTTGCTTCCGGCGTGGCGCGTTCGCAGGACACATCTTTCAATCGGATCATTACGCTCGGGGCCGGTCTTACCAACCAGGTGGGCGTGTGCAATACCGGATTTCAGACCATCGGGCCCGCAGGCGGCACGCTGTCGCCGCAGAGCTGCGCACAGGCCTACACTGCGAACCATACAGTCGTCCTCGGCGATGGCGTGCAGCTCTATCTGGCGAACGGCAGCAGTTCCATCACCTTTACCTTGGCGCGCGCCAACGGGTCGACCACAAGCGGCGCGGATGGCGCCGGGTTCTGTTTCGCCGACCTGTCGCAGCATGGCTTCACATTGGCGACGACAACCTCCGCCTTCTCGGGCTTCCCGGGGGTCAGCGGCAGCTCAGCGTCGTTCCAGGCGAACACCTATGTCTGCGCGAGCTCGGACGGGGCCGACCACTGGTCCCTGGCCGTGACGCCGGGACTGGCGACAACCAGCTCGTTCGGTATCGTCAAGCCCGACGGCACGACCCTGACGATCTCGAACGGCCTGATCAGCGCGACGTCCTACAGCGGCATCACCCGCACGGTGGCGAGCGGCACGGCCGACAACGCGGCGACGACGGACGGCACGATCGTGTGGAACAGCTCGACGTCGTCCGCCAAGACCGAGACATTGCCGCAGTGCAGCTCCTCCGCATCGATCGCCGGGCACACGTTCTGGGTGAAAGGCACCAAGGGCGACGAGGCGACGAACAAAATCACGGTGCAGGCTTCCGGTGGGTCGACGTTCGACGGCAGCCACGCCACCGCCATCATCAATGTCCCGTATGGAGGCTACGGGTTCCAATGCGATGGCAGCACTACCTACGACGTGCTGGCCTACTACGGCGGCAACGGCGTCTTCGGCGGCAGCTTGACCGCGTGCGGCGCCTTACAGACTGACTATTCCGTGGCCACGGGTTGCAATGCCGTGGCGATCCCGATTCTCAGGTAACACACAGGAGCGAGAGGCGTGAAAGCAAATCTTTGGATTTCGGCTGCCGCGATTGCGGTTGCCATGATTGGCGATTCAGCGGCCCAAGCCGCCTGCCCCAATCCCTTTACCGTCAAGGACGCCTCGGGCACGACGCAGAACGTCGCCGAGATCAATGACGCGAGCAACAACTGCGTGTTCCCGAACGCAATCACCGATGGTGGGGGTGCGGCGAACCGCGCCGCGGTCAAGGGTGCGAGCACCTCGCCGGTCGCTACCGATCCGGCTCTGGTGGTGACGCAGTCGCCAAATGGTTTGGGATGCGCAGGCGCCGGCATCGCGAACACAACCTCGACCCCTGTCAGCATTACGGCCGGCACGCAGATCATCACCGGCGCGTCGAGCAAGCAGACCTACATCTGCAGCATCAACCTGGTAGCAGGGTCGGCCGACAACGTCGCCCTCGTCGAGGGAACCGGTTCCACCTGTGGGACCAGCCTGGCCGGCATGGCCGGCGGCTCGACCGCCGCCACGGGATGGAACTTCGCGGCCAATGGCGGCCTGACATTGGGCAACGGGCTCGGCATCGTCGCGCGCACCGCGACGACGGCGGACAACGTCTGCCTGCTGGTGAGCAGCGGCGCGCAGGTGTCCGGCACGATCGTTTGGGCGCAGTTCTGACCATGCGCCGCTTCATCCTGGCCAGCCTGCTGGCGTATGCCTTCGGCGGTATCGTCGGCGCCTCGGCCTCGGCGCAGCTCCTGACCACCCACGGTGGCCTAGGGCTGCTGGGCGGTGTCGGCGGCGGATTTTCTCTCGTAGCTCATAAATCGGCCGGATCGTCAGATGGCAACAACGTCACAAGTCCGTCCATAAACACGTCGGGCGCGGACCTTCTCGTCGTTGCTGTGAATTATTATGACGGTAATGGCGGCACCTATACGCTGTCGGATAGCGCGTCGAATACCTGGGGATCTCCAGCAGTATCGCACAGTTATGCCTATGGAGCAGCTCATGGAATCCAAGATGTCTATTTTATCCACAGCCCGACCACGAGCGCGACCCATACGTTTACAGTTACGGTCTCCGGCGGTATGATTTTCCCAGCCATTGCCGTCCAAGCCTGGAGTGGCTCCGTCTCAAGTCCGGGTGACCAGACTAACGGCGCAGGAGACGGCACTGTGACTGTCACGAGTTTCCAACCGGGCTCTATCACGCCTGTGCAGAATAATGAACTCATAGCCGTTTTTCTTCTCAATTCCGCTCCTCAAAGCGCCACGCCGACAATCAACAGCGGCTTCAACGTGGCAGATTACACTGATAATGATGGTCTTGGTCACAATTTTGGTATGGCGTCGGCGTACCTTCTGCAAGGTACTGCCGCTGCGGTAAATCCTACATGGACATGGCCGACTGCCGCGGCAATCGTAAGCGACATCATATCATTCAAATAGCCATGCACTGGAATGATCACATGCAACGGATGATCCGCGCGCTCTGCTGCGTGCTGTTGTTATGGACGAGCCCCGCTTTCGCGATCGACCCCATTACACCCACCCTGACAGGGCCGGCGGACGTGGTGGCGCGGCGGACCGCTCTGATCAACCTGATATGGGGGACCTCCTGTTCGACGCCGTGCTTGCCCAGCGCGCTGCCAACGGTGACGACTGGTATCAGCAACCCGTTCCCGAGCTACAACGTCGCGCGCGTCGATCAGTACGTCGCGTCGATGTCGAACGGGCAGACCAACACCTCGAACCTCTACGTAGCAAACTCGCCCAACAACGGTCGCGTGGTGATCATCAACCCAGGGCACCAATACACCTGTGACTGGACGGCGATGGCGTCGGGCTATCGCATACAGCCGATGCTTCAGGCGCTGCTCGCAGCAGGCTACTCGGTGTTCGCGATGAATATGCCCGGCTGCGGTGACACCAATGTGCATCGGGCTCTGTTCGCATCCTATGGTAGCATCGCGATGGGCTACTTCTTCGAGCCCGTGATACAGGCGATGAACTATTGGGACGCCAGCGCGTCGTTCAGCCGGTACGACGCCACCGGATTGTCGGGCGGGGGCTTCACGACCGGCGTCCTGCCAGCGCTGGACAATCGGGTCAAGATCAGCATCCATGTGGGCGACGGGGTGCCGGGCCAGATCATGTCGGGGATCAATTGTCCTTACTATTGCGGCGAAGGCTGCACCGTGGTGAATTGCACCGAGGGGAATTGGACTCCTTTTTACACGATCGCGGGGTTCCTCGACCTCTATATGATGGCCGGATACGGCCCGAACAGGCAGAACTTCCAGATACTGAACTATTACGATAGTAGTAATTCAGGCAATGTGCAGTGGATCGACGGAGGTGCCGCGTCGTTCTACGGCATCGACTTCGTGACCTTCTTTAGAAACTACGTGAACGCCGCGAAGTTGCTTGAGCCGAACGTCATGCCGTCGAACTTCGACGGGATGATCGATTACATCGCCAATCAGCACCAGTTCTCGACTCATACGCAGCAAGTCATACTCTCAATCTTCGGAAGCGTGGGCCCGGGCACCGCGGGCGGCGGTCGGCGCCTGCTGCATATGTGGTAGGCGCCAGGGCGGCGGAATATGAATGTCAAATATCTTTCGCCGCCGCACGGCGGACGGGCGTGTTCGACGGATCTTGCGATCGGCCTCCAGGTCTGCGGTTGGCGTCAGCGTCACAACGCCTGCAGCCCTTGAATCTCTGGCTCGTCAGAGTGGCGATAGCGGCGCACTCCTCGAATGGCTCGCGCTGGAACTGCACAGCGTCGCGATTCTTGCCGAATGGCTGGGACAGCCTAATAAAGTTGTTGCTGATGAGGCCTTGTCGATCGAATGGGCAGCGCTGCCGGCGCCAGTGCGAGTGTCGCTAGAGCGTCTGCTTGCCTCCCCGGGCAAACGGCGCATCCTCAGCGCACCCGGCCGCCTGCGTCTTCTCAAACGGCTGTGAAACGAGCGCAGCCGCTGCACCATTCGGTCACCATCGCAGTGCAAGTTGAATCCTATTTACACGATGAAAAGGCTCAATCAATGCGAAAGCGACCCCTCGTTTCCTACACATTTATACCGCTGCTGGTGCTGTCGGGATGTGCCGAGGTCGGCAAGCTTACGGCCGCAGATCTGACTAACGCGGCGCAAGTCGCGACCCAAAGTGGTGATCCGCAGGGAGCGGCGTGCTGGGTCGCATTGACTCCCGTAGCCAACGCGATCGAGACTGCGCCAGCGCCCGGCTTGGCCTCGATTATCGAGACCGATCGGATCTTCACGGCTGCGACGCAAGGACTAAACGCGCCGTGCAACGCCGTCGGCGGCCTGATCCTGTCGATGGTGCTGCGCAAGACAGTGCCGTTCTTGCCGTAAAAGGGCTAACCGGCTCGTCCTGAATCTAGCCGACGGGCTTGCCGGTCTTGCCCGGCAACCCCAGAGCGTATTCGAAGCTTCCAGCAGTAGTCACTGTTTAGAGGCCAATGAGGAAATCGTCTATGCGCTTGGCAACGCCATTCGATCCGATCGAAATCGGCGAAATCGACAATTTCGCTTTCGATTTTACCGCGGATATGGGTGCAGCGACGATGGTTTCGACGAGTTGGACCTGCGCGCTAGCGCCGTTTCAGACTGCCACCGACCCGGTACCGCAGTCTCGGGTATTGTCGGTCTCAACCCAGACAGCAATCCAGTCGCGCGCCCCGAGCGATGGGTCGCTGCAGACACGTACTGGGTTCTTCTCGGTCGCCTCGATCGGCGGCATGCCGATCACGGCGGCCGGCAGCACCTATATCCTCGAAGCCTCGGCTGCTCTAAGCGACGGCCGCGTGCTCAAGCTCAACGCTACGGTCCTGTGCAAGCCCCCGGGTCCGTGACAGCCAGGAAAACTCGGCTATGACCACAAAGCTGTTCGCACCTGCCGCTTACGCGAGGTATCAAACATCGGGCGACTCCTACACGGCGGACGCGAAGGGCGTCATCGCTGCGGCGGCAGCCGGCGATGTGATCGATCTGATCCGCAGCGGCTGCACCATGCTCCCCGCCTATGACAACCTTTCGGCGACGACTGATCCAAGTGGGTCCGACGATCATACCCAGGATTATTCGATTGGATCGCGCTGGCTCAACACCAACCCCAGCCGCGCCTGGACCTGCCTTTCGGCAGCGACCGGTGCCGCGATCTGGGTACTCGACGGCGTCGTACCTGGGGTCGGTGTCATGCCCTCTAACATGCTGACATATTTTGGCAGCGGAACCGGTACTATTCTCAGCGACGGCAATCTGCATCGGCAGATCGGCAACCCGCTCGCCGGCAATAACGCCGATACCGCCGACGACGTGCTGGCGAGTTATACTCTGCCGGCATCGAGCCTTGATGTCCCTGGCCGTGGGCTCCGCATCACCGCCCAGGGCAACACTGGAGCCACAGCGAACGACAGGCGCATCAAGCTGTGGTTCAATGCCAGCATATCCGCAGGAGCGGTTACTGGCGGTAGCGTGATTGCCGACACGGGTCCCTGGGTCAGCGGGACGATACCGAACAACAACGTCGGCTGGCAGCTGACGGCCAACGTCTTCAAATACGGCGCTACGAACTCTAACACGCAGTACGCACAGAGTATCGTGATCCTCGGCGGCATCCAGGGCGGGATCGGCCTGCCGGTCTTTCCAACAGCCGTCGAGTCGGGCGCTATTGTCATTGCCTTGACGGGCTCGTCCTACACGACCGGCGCTGCCAATGACGTGATCGCCACCTGGTTTGAAGTCAACGCGATGAATTGATCGGGTAACAGACCTATGTTCCAGAAGTTAGCGTTCCGGTGGCCGCCCCAACCCAGCACGGTCATCGGCTTTGGCATCCTCGCCGGCTCGGTCTGCTATTTCGTTACGGGAGACCCAGTCTGGGCGGGCCTCGCCGCCGCGGTAGTCAAAATTCTCGTTCCGGACAATTCGACGGCGGCGGGCCAAGTGTTCGAAGCGATTAAGACAGTGGCGCAGGTGGTAGGCCGGCCGCTCCCGACGCTTTCGCAGCCAGAACCTGTCGCCTCCGGCGACCGGGGATTTGATGGGGGATCGCTTTGTCGAGAGCCACCGGGAAAATGACCAGCTACCGGACGCGCTCGCGCGGCTCATTGGCGGGATGTTGATTATGCGACTCTATGGCGCAATCCAGAAGGTCGAGCCTCAAGACGATGGAACTGTGCGGGTGCACGGGATCGCGTCGTCGGAGGTGGTGGACGACCAAGGTGAGATCGTTCGGGCTGACGCGATGCGCGCGGCGATCCCGGACTACATGCGTTTTCCGGCACTGCGCGAGATGCACCAGCTCTCGGCTGCTGGAACGACCCTCGAAGCCGAGGTCGGTGACGACGGGACGACCCGGATTGTCGCCCGTGTCGTCGACCCGATCGCGATCACCAAAGTTAGAAACCAGGTCTATCGCGGCTTTTCGATCGGCGGCCGAGTCACACAGCGCGAGGCCGGCAACCCCAAGGCTATCACCGGCCTGGTTCTCAACGAAATCTCGCTCGTCGATCGTCCGGCAAACCCCGAAGCGATATTCGATTGCTGGAAAGCTTTCGCCGTTTCCGAGGCGATTCATTCCCGAGCGGAATCGCCTCTGCCGGCGACGGTGTCACCTACGCCTACGCGAGAGCCGTTCAACCCTCCGATTCAGATCTGGGCTTGTGGGGTGGCGGACCATCATCATCGTGGCAAAGGCGACGCCGTCAAATGTCTCGAAAGGCAAGCGCTCGGCACAGACGTTCACTTGCCGCCGTCACCACAAAAGACTCTGACTTCACCGCCGGTGAGCAACCTAGAAGCCGATAGTGCTACCAAAACCGAAGTCGCGATCGGTGCGGCAAAAAGGGCAATCGAGACGGCCGAAGGGGCGCTCGCTAAGGCCGATAGCCGTGAGAATGGGAGCATGTCCAGCAGTTTGCTCGAGGGCCACAGAGAGCTGAATTACGCCGATCCCGGATACCAACCGGACGGAAAGCGTCGCTACCCGATCGACACGGAGCGTCACATTCGCGCTGCCTGGAACTATATTAACAGGCCCAGCAACGCTCAGCGATACACTGCCGATCAAGTCGGCCGGATCAGAGCTGCCATCATCGCCGCTTGGAAGGAGAAGATCGACATCGCGGGGCCGCCCTCGGCCAAGGGTGACGAAAAGGCATCTTCTGCAACACTAACCAAGGCGCTTTGCGATGTTGGTCACGTGGCTCAAATAATTCACGAGCTCGACTGGCTTCAGGATACACTCGAGATCACGGCGACGATGGAGGGGGACGACTCGCCGCAATCAGCCCGCCTCCAATCGATAATCACGGAACTGTGCGGCTTTTTGAACGCGCTGGTAGCCGAAGAAATGGGCGAGCTTCTAGGCGACGCCCCAATGGACGGCGAGTGTCTCCCACAGCGCGCTGCTGAATTGATCGCGATGACCGCTAGCGCGCCCGGGGCCGCGCGCATTGCCGCTCTCCTCAAGACAGGGAATCCGTACATGCAGACGCTCGCTGCCGCTCTCCTGGCCAACGCCAAACACTCGCAAGGTGACCAAGCGCTGGTGGACATGGCTCTCTGCGCTTGCGAGAAATGCTTGAAGATCGGCGGCCTGTCGGGCGATGAGAAGGCGCATATGGCCAGGGCTTGCGACCATCTTCGCGAGGCCGGCGCGGCTCCGTCGGAGACTTCGATGGTCGACGCAGCGGGCAACATGGAGCACAGCGCGCCACAGATGGAGCAGCCACCATCGGATTTCCGCCCCGGTGACAATGCCACGGTCGACAGTTCAAAAGGGTCCGGCGCAATCACAGCGGCGGGCGGCAAGCGCGACCGTGCGCACCAGAATCTGATGGATATCGCCCATGAATGCATCGGCAAGCTGACCGGCGGGATGGCATGTTTTCAGTTGTCGCCGGGCTCTGATTCGGAACCGGCACCTGCAGGAAGCACCAACACCGAAGAGGTCGCAAAGGCTGGTGCTCGCCATTCTGCCGAAACGATGGCGCACCTGCGCTCGGCGCACGGCCACCTGGCCGCTGCCGGCGCCAAATGCGACGCTGCGGGTATCGGCGAGGAAGAGTACCAGGGCACTGAATTCGAGTCGGTGAAAGCTTTACGGACGGAAGACCTCGCCAAGGTGTTGGCCGACGAACGGGCCGAAAAGACGGCGCTGGTCAAGGCACTTGGCGAAATGGTACCGTTGCTCGATCGGCTGTCGAAGCGGGTCGACGACATCGCCCGTACTCCGCTTCCGCCATTGACGATCGCCAGAGGCAGCGTCTCGTTGTCGAAGCAGCAGGATGGCGCAAACATTGGAAGCGCCACTGACAGCTCGCTCTCGCCGGAGGCGATCGCGTCCGCGCTTGCCAAAATGAGCAAAGAGGAGCAGACCCTCACCCTGATCAAGGCGAGCTATGCCAATCCAATCCGGGTGCTCGGTGCAGCCATCGGCGAACACTGACAGGGCACCAGACTAACACACGCCATCCGGCTTCGCGGCGAAACTCTGTTTCGCCTGACGGCGACAGCGCAAGCGCCCCGCTTGCGCGACCGCCGCGGAGCCGTCACCAAGCCCGGTCTTCGACCGGGCTTTTTATTGCCCCCCTTCCGGGAGGACCGTTAAATGAATCCGCTCACTCAGGAATCGCTCGAGCTCTTGAAAGGCGCTCTGGCCCAGCCGAATGACACGCTCGGCAAGTCGATCTCGACCGCGACGGGTCTGCTCGCCTACGACCTTCAAGCACCGGCCAAGAATCTCTACCCCTTCGTGACCCCGATCCGGAACGTGATGCCGCGGGTCGGCGGCGGCACCGGCTCAGCAACGAATTGGCGCCAAGTCAACTCAATCATCGGCTCCGGCTTCGATGCAATGGGCTGGGTACCAGAAGGCCAGCGCTCGGGCCAGATGTCTTATTCGACCTCGAACAAATCAGCCACTTATGTGACGATTGGCGAGGAGGACGCGGCGACCTTCGAAGCGATTTCGGCGGGACGCCAATTTGAGGATATTCAGGCGCGAATGACCTTTCGCCTGCTGCAAAAGATGATGCTCAAGGAGGAGATGGCAATCCTCGCCGGCAACGCCACGCTGCAGCTCGGGACGCCGACGACCCCGACGCTGACGGCGTCGGGCAGCGGCGCGACGCTCCCATCGGGGACCTACTACGTCAAGGTCGTCGGGCTGACCCTCGAAGGATACCAGAATTCGACCGTCCTGAACGGCGTTGCCACCTCGAAGAGCGTCACGGGCGCCGACGGAAAGAGCTATATGCTGTCCGGTGGCTCGTCGAACATCAGCGCAGAGGCGAGCCAGGCGGTAACCCTCGGCCAAACCTTGTTCTGCAGCGTCATCGCGATGCAGGGCGTGGTTGCTTATGCCTGGTATGTCTCGACGGCGACCGGGACCGAGACCTTGCAGGCCATCACGACGATCAACAGCCTTGCCGTCTCGGCCCCGCTCAGCACCGGCAACCAGTCGCAGACTGCGATCACTGGCGATAACTCGGCCAATTCCAGCTACGCTTATGACGGGCTGCTGACCACCGCGCTCATGCCAGGGTCGAACGCCTATATCAATATCATGTCGACCGGCACTGCCGGCGCTGGGACACCACTGACCGCGTCTGGCCGCGGCTCGGTCGTCGAAATCGACACTATGTTTCAGAAGATGTGGGACAATTTCGAGCTTTCGCCGACCGTCCTCTATGTCAACTCCCAAGAACTGAAGAACATCACCAGCAAAGTCCTGTCGAACGCGTCAGGGCCGTTGTTGCGCTTCGACTCCCCGGCAGACGGGAGCCAAGGTGAGTACCAGGTGACGGCGTCCGGCGTGGTGCAGTTCTACTATAATCCTTTCGCGATAGATGGCGGTCTTCGAATCCCGATCAAGATCCACCCGCGGGTGCCGCCCGGCACGATCATCGGCTGGGCCGAGAACCTGCCGATTCAATACCAGTCGAACGAAGTGCCGAACGTCGCCGAGCTCAAAACCCGGCAAGATTACTATCAGATCGACTGGCCGATCGTCACCCGCCAGCGCCAAGTCGGCGTCTACGCCGAAGAGGTTCTGGCCGTGTATGCGCCGTTCGCAATGGGTGTCATCTGCAACATTGCCAACGGCTGACCCGCGTTCATGACGGTCTCTGATTTGAGCTGAAGGAGACACCTCCGTGTCTGATCTAATCGCATTACGGGCCGTCTTCCCGGTGTGGGATGCCGTTGGGCACGGGACGAGGCGGTACCCGCACGATCTCGACGGGGTCGTGCGGGTGCCGCGCGAGGCAGCCGTACATCTGCTCCACAATGGCGGCTATGTCATTCACGACCCCGGTATTGCGCCGACGCTGGCTCATCAGTTGGCCCCGACGGTGACGCGATGACTAACGGCGAATCGATGACGATCGAGCTGACCCCCGATGACCCGGTGGTCAAGGCGATGCAAGAGATCAACCGCGCCTTCTTTTCTGCGGCCCAACGTCTCGGCGTGCCGGTTGCGCTGGAAGGGCTCGCCAATATTCTGGTCATCAACCTCGCTGCTGCCTATGGCGAGACGGTGGCAATGGCAACGCTCGGCGACATCGCCGCACACGCGACCCCGATCGCTCGGATGTGGGGCATCGTCGCCGCGATGGCGGATCACGAGCCGGGACACGCGTGATGGCCAACTTTGCTCCCCCCGGGGCAAACTATAGCGATCTTACGACGCTTGCCGATGTCAAGGCGTGGTTGCAGACCGGGCAGACCGCATTTCCATCGACCGACGACGCGCTATTGACGCGTTTGATCACGGCAGCGAGCCAATTCATACAGACTTGGCTCAATCGGCAGATCGGCTCGCAGGATTGGATCGAGACTCGTGATGGTCTGGGGAGCGCCCTCGGACCGCGCGACATGCGCTACCAATTCGCGGCGTTCCCAGTCATCGCCGTCAGCCTCGTAGTCGTCGATGGCTTGACGATTCCGCCTATCCCCGCTTCCCCATCGGTGCCGCCCGGCGTCGCTGTCGTCAGCACCTTTGCGACCCAAGCGGGGTACCTCTTTACCCCGACGCAGCTCGTGATCCGGGGATACGTAGTGCCACGAAAGGCCGGATGCGTGACCCTGCAATATACTGCCGGCTATGCGGTGACACCACCCGAGCTGGCTCAAGCCTGCATCGAGCTCGTCGCACTGCGATACCGCGAGCGCAGCCGCATTGGCGAGATTGCGCGGGCGATCGGCGGCGGCGAAACCGTGTCGTACTCGCAAAAAGACATGAGCGACTCGATAAAGACATTGATCCAGCAATACCGTATCGTCGCGCCGATCGCCGGATTCCTGATGCCGGCGCCCACCCAAACAGATGCGGCGACACTGACAGGCGCGATGTGATCACGGCCTATCTTGTTGGCGACGTGCAGTTGCTGGAGCGACTGCGCGCACTGCCTGACGCAATCAATTCGGGGCTCCTGCGCGGGATCACCCAGCTCGGGATTGAGCTTCAGCGCCACGTTCAGCAAGACAAGCTGAGCGGACAGGTACTCAGGAGCCGTACCGGATCACTGAGGTCGAGCATCAGCCTCCAGGTCGATCAGAGCGGCGGCGCCGTCACCGCGAGCGTCTTTACCGACAGCCGATATGCCGGCGTACAGGAATACGGTTTTGCTGGGACGGTCAGTGTCAGGGACAGCCTTCGGCGGATCAGGGAGGCCTTTGGTCGGCCGATCGCCGAGAAGACGATCAGCGTGCGGGCGTACGATCGCCGCATGAATCTCCCCGAACACTCTTTCCTACGCTCAGCGCTCGAGGACATGGCGCCGGCCATCCGCGACGAGGTGGAAGCCGCTCTGGCGGAGGCGGTATCGCAATGATTGCGTGGGACACAGGTCTCCCGCGGTGGAGAGCGGCCGATGATCGTCCGTGAGTCGATTTATGCCGCGCTCTGGGCGCTTGGGGCCGGCGCGGAGAGCTTCGCCAGCGCAAACCGGCGGCTGCGACATTGGGCCGACGTGGCCCCGGCTGAGCAGCCCGCGCTGTTCATGAGCGAAAAGGGCGGGCGCGCTGTGACCAAGGCGCTTGGGGCGCCGATCGCTTGGACGCTCTACGCGGATTTCTATGTATACGTCCATTCGAGCGATCCCTACTTGGCGCCAGCAATGCTTCTAAATCCACTGCTGGACGCGCTCGAAGCAGCGCTCGCGCCGTCGCCGGCGACGGGCATTCAGAACCTCGGATTGCCCGCGATGGTGCAGCACGCTTACATCTCCGGCAAGGTCGAAACTGACGAAGGCGTGCTTGGCGATCAGGCGATCGCGATCGTCCCGGTCGAGATCTTGTGCGTCTGACCACGCCCCGCGAAGACGCCTCGTGACGGCAGTGAGAAGCACCTGAAATCGCCGTTTCTCTCGCCTCTGTAATGAACCCTGCTCGTAGGAGTATTCCGATGGCTGTGGAAGATTCTGAAGGAAGCACGCCGCTTCCGGAGGAGATCGAACAAAGCCCTATCGCGCTGAGAAGCGGGTCGCTTTCGATCGACCACCTGATCGAGCGTTGGTGGCAGGACCATTTCCCAGGCTCGGCGATCGCCCGCGATACCCAGGCCTGGAATGTCGCCCACGCCGCCAAGGAGATGCTTAAGCGGCTTTTGAAAGGGAGTATCTGACATGCAATTGAGCTTCGGCTCGGGTGCGGTTTGGGGCGAGCGCACCGATGTGACCGGTTCCGGGATTGGCCCGCGCCAGTTCGGCGTGCTCCAGGATATCCAGATTGATTTCGATTGGACCGATAAGCCGCTGTACGGCCAACTTCAGTTCCCGGTGGCAATAGCGCGGGGCCAGGGCAAGATCACCGGTAAGGCAAAGTTCGCCCAGATTCTCGGATTGCTGTACTCCGACATCTTTTTTGGCCTTACTCCGGCTACCGGCCAATTTGCGGTATCCCAGCTCGAGGCTGCCAGCATCCCGGCTGTGACGCCTTACACAGTGACTGTCGCCAACGCAACCAATTACAACGACGACCTTGGCGTCGTCTACGCCGCCAGCGGCAAGCGCTTCAATCGAGTGGCGACCCCTTCTGGAGCCGGTCAGTACTCCGTAAACTTTGCTACGGGCATCTATACTTTTTCGTCCGCCGATGCGAGTGCTGCCGTTTTGATCTCGTATACTTACAACCTCACGACGTCAGGCAGCAAGCTCACGATCACGAACCAAGTGATGGGAACGACGCCGACCTTCAAGGCGACTTTCTACACCAACTACGCCGGCAGCGGGACGGCCTTGCGTCTCAACGCCTGCATGGCCAACAAGTTGTCGCTGCCGACCAAAGTTGACGATTGGACAATCCAGGAGCTCGACTTCTCGGCCTTCGCCGATGCCTCGGGCACGATCGGCTATCTAAGTACGGTGGAGTGATGCTTCCCGGGGTGACGATCGCGATGGGTGGCCGGGATTGGTTGGTTCCGCCGCTCACTCTCGGCCAGCTCCGTCGGCTGATGCCCAAGGTGCGGCAATTGACCGAGATCGGCGCTTCAATGGGCGAGACGCAGATCAGCGTGCTCGTCGAAATTGTCACCGTGGCACTGCAACGCAATTACCCTGAGGCAACCGCAGACATGGTCGAGAATCTGCTCGATCTTGGCAATGCCAGTGCCGTGCTGAATTCGGTGCTTACCGGCTCAGGGTTGAAGCTGCGTGATGACCGGCTGGGGGAAGCATCGGCCCCCGGGACCAGCCCGGGGGCAGGCTTGACAACCGCGAGACCGTCGGACTTGGTCCGGGCGGCGCGGACGGCTGGGGACGTATCTATGGCCTTCTCGCCACCGCCTGCGGCTACAGCTACCCCGTAATCGACGAAATGACGCTCTTCGATTTCGAAGAGCTGACGGCATATTGGGCCGAGCATCCGCCGGTTCACATCTTGGTCGGGGCATATCTCGGCGCCGGCAAACATCAGCGCAAGCCGGTACCTTCTGCCGGTTCCCCTCCGGCCCGCGCGCCGAGCTCGGATCTCCAAACGATCCTAGCCGAGCTCGGCCCCGGATTTGGGGCGGGCGACGTTCATGCCGGACTACCCGGGGTGGTGCTCGATTTCTCTGAGCTCCGGCGGCGAGTGAGAAGTAGCGATTGAAGCTCGCAGAGCGCCACAAGGGGCGAGCGTTGAGCACCGTCGGGTGCCCAGGTCACTGAGGGACTATTATGGGCGACATTGAAACCAGCGTCGTTATCAGCGCCCAAACCGACGACCTCCAATCCGGAATGGAGGCTGCGTCAAATTCCGTTCAGGTGGCCACGGATGCAATGCGGGCCCAGTTCGCGGGGCTCGGAGCCGCCGCTCAGCAGGCGCAATCGCAGATCAACGTCGCCGCAGGGCAGGTCGGATCCAGCATCGGCGCGCTCCAGTCCAAGGCCGCAGGCCTCGCGGGGCAGGTAGGCAATAACCTAATGCCAAACAGTGGCGGCACGGACGGCCGCAATTCCAGTCAGGGAGCAGCGCGTTCGAACGCAACCGCCCCTGCTCGCGGCGGGGCCGGTTCCGCCAGCGTGTCGGCGTGGCGCGCGGAGCTGCAGGAACAGCTGGTAGCCGAGCAAAGCTTCTTCGGACAATCGAGGGACGAAGAGCTAGCATTTTGGCAGGATAAGCTGGCGCTCACCGAAGCCGGATCGAATGCCCGTTTGGCGGTCGAACGCAACATTTACGAGCTCGAAAAGCAGCTCGCCGTGCAAGCCGAACGCGATCAGCTCGACCAGGTCAACGCCGATCAGAAGGTCGCCGATGCGAAATTCGCCAACTACAAGGCGGCGATCGATAACGAGGCCGCGCTCGGCCAAATTTCAGCCACCGAGCAGGTCCGGCAGGAGCAAGATCTCCTCGACCTCAAATGGTCTTACGATCAGGCCTATTACGAGAAGAAGCTCGACGCGGCACAGAACGATGTCCAGACGCAGCAAAAGCTAATCGAGGAGCAGGAGCTTGCCTACGAGAAGTACGTCGGCGAGGTCCAAGCGCTTGATACCAAACTGGCCGAAGCGAACAAACAGGCGTGGGACGACCTCGTTGCGCCGATCGAGCGCGCGATCGATACGTCTGTTACCGGGATCATTCTGGGAACGACGACGGTGCAGAAGGCGCTCGCCAACCTGGCACAGTCGATCATCGCCGAGTTCATCAACTCAGCGGTGAAGGGTGTCTTTGGGCAAATTGGTAATCTCTTCGGCGCTAGTCTTCTTGGGGGCGGCGGAGATCAGGACTTCTCGGGGGGTCTTACCGGCGCCGGCGAGGAGGTGGTGGGCGGCGGCATCGCCGACAGCTTGGGACTCGGCAGCCTGTTCGGCTCTGGGGGTATCCTTGGCAGCCTCTTCAAGGGGATCGGCACTCTGTTCGGCTTTGAGCATGGAGGCATCGTGCCGAGCGCGCAGGGCGGGTGGGCAGTGCCGAGCCTCGGGCCGGGAGGCGTGCTCGCGCAGCTGCACAGTAATGAGATGGTGCTGCCTGCGAATATCTCTCAGGGTTTGCAGAACTTGATTGCCGCGCCTAACGGCGCCAGTGCAAGCGGCGGCGGTGCCCCCGTTGTCGTCAACTTTGGCGTCTCAGCGATGGATAGCCAGGACGTGGCGCGGTTTTTTCGCAGCAACGGGAGTGCGCTTGTCACAGCGATCAACAACGCCATGCGTAACGGATCGATGCTACGGACGAGCTGATGGGCGACATAGGAGTTTTCCCGTCACTGCCTGGTCTCGCCTGGAGCGTCACCAAAACACCGACCTTTCAGACCCGCATCCAGCGAGCGGTGTCCGGGCGGGAATTGAGAGCGCTCGATTATCCCTACCCGCTTTGGGAGTTTACGCTGGTCTTTGATCTATTGCGTGACAACCCGGCAGCCGGCTACGACGAGCTGCGAACCTTGATGGGATTCTTCCTGCTCTGCCAGGGCGCCTTCGGCACGTTCCTGTTTCGGGACCCGAGCGATGATCAGGTCACCGGGCAGCAGATCGGCGTCGGCAACGCCAGTGCGACCGTGTTCCAACTGCAGCGGGCGATGGGCGCAACGCTGCCCGGCGGCGGTTTTCTGGAACCAATCGTGGCGCCTAACGTCGTCGGTGCGGTTTACCTCGACGGCATTACCCAAAGCCCGGGAACTTATAGCGTAGATCCGAACACCGGATTGGTGACGTTCAGGACGACGCCGGGTAGCGGGCTGATAATCACCGCCGACTACAGCTATTACTTTCGATGTCGGTTTATCGACGACAGCTATGCTTTCGAGAATTTCATGTTTCAGCTGTGGCAGCTGAAAAAGCTTACGTTCATCTCGGTGCGGCCATGAAGCCTGCTTCGACCGCCCTGATTGCGCTGCTCAACAGCGGCGAACAATTCATTATGGCCGACCTTTACACCTTCACCCTGGTCGGCGGCGCGACGATCCTGCGTTATTCGGCAGCGCCGACGCCGATCGTCGCCAATGGGTACCTGTTCGCGGCCGGGCCAAAATTCGAACGCTCGAAAACCAAGATCGTGATCGGCACCCAGGTCGACGAGCTCGACATCAAGATCTACCCGGAGATGACCGACCTCGTCGGCTCGACGTCGTTCCTCGAGGCCGCGTGGCAAGGACAGTTTGACGGCGCACTGTTGCAGTTGGAACGCGCCTTTATGGGTGCTGACGGGGGCGGCTATGGCGACACCAGCGCCGGAACGGTAATCCTGTTCTCTGGGCGCATCTCCGACATCGATTGCAGCCGCACCGGGATTGACATGAAATGTCGGTCGCACCTCGAGCTTTTGAATATCCAGATGCCGCGGCGACTGTGGCAATCGAGCTGCTCGCATGTCTTCGGCGACCCGATGTGCCTGTTCAACCGGTCGAGCCTCGCCCTGACGTTCACCGCCGCCGCGGGGTCGACCACGACCGTCATCCAGGGCGCGCCGGTGACGAGCACGCCTTATGCGCAGGGGACCATCATCGGTGTCACGGGAGCAAATGCCGGCTATAGCCGCACGATCTCCGCATTCACGAGCGGCGCCACCGTCGGCTGCAAGCTGGCCTTTCTGGCCGCGGTTCAGCCGGGCGATCAGTTCCAAATCCTGCCTGGTTGCGATCGGACCCTGGGGACATGCACCACCGTTTTCAACAACGCGGTGCACTTTGGCGGAATGCCGTACATCCCGACCCCAGAGACGGCTGTCTAAGGTGGGGTGCGCAATGATCGATCAGCGCCGCGCAGCGGTTCTCGCCGAAGTCGAAACTTGGCTGGGGACTCCTTATCATCACCTCGGGAGGGTCAAGGGACGCGGCGTCGATTGTCTGACGTTGCTTGCGGAGGTCTATGAGGCGGTCGGGCTGATCCCGCACGTCGATCTGGAATTCTATCCTCCCGATTGGCACCTGCACCGTGGGGATGAGCTCTATCTGAATGGGCTGTCGCGCTACGCGCGCGAGATCGAGGGGCCGCCCCAGCCGGCTGACATTGCGCTCTTTCGATTTGGCCGGTGTTTTTCTCACGGGGCGATCGTCACCGAGTGGCCGCGGCTGATCCACGCTTGGCATAAAGCCGGCGTGCTGCGTTATGACGCCATACAACCGAATTTGGCGAANCGGGCCGTTCGTTTCTTTGACGCGTTCAGGTGACGCATGGGCGGCATTCTCGGTTCCAGCGGCACCAACGCGAAGCAATCGCGCGCCGTTGGGTCGCTGCAATTCCAGACCTCGCAGCGCGGCGGCGTCATCCCGCTCATGTATGGAAACAATCGCCTAGCGCCGAATTTGCTCGATTACGACGATTTCAAAGCTACGGCCAGTAGTGCGAGCGGCGGCAAGGGTGGCAAGGGCGGCGGTGGAGGCAAGGGCGGCTCGCAGCAATACATGTACTCCGCTTCCTTTATCCTTGGGCTGTGCCAAGGACCGATCGAGAACATCGGTACTGCGTGGGCAGACAAAAACGTCGGCGTGACCGAGACGGCGCCGGCGAGTTACATCAACGTCCTCTTTGGCACTGACGGCCAGGCGGTTGATTCGTTTTGGGAGACTAATCACCCCGCCAAGGCGATCTCATATTCGGCCACAGCCGCAGTGGTGTTAGGCATTTACCAGCTCGGCAACATGGCGACATTGCCGAACTTCTCTTTCGAAATCATCTCGGCGTTCACCGATGGGCCAAACGGCGCCGACGCTAACCCGGCGTCAATCGTTACGGATTTCTTGACTAATCTTCGGTACGGGGCAAATTTTCCATCGGCTAATCTTGACACGCTCGCGCTCTGGCGGTCCTATTGCCAGGCCCTCGGGATAGCGCTTTCGCCAAAGATCGACACCCTGCTGGCGGCTAACACCTACCTGGACAGCATTGTCAAACTGACGAATAGCGCCATCGTGTGGTCGGGCAATCTTCTGAAGATCCTCCCATACGGGGATATGCCGGTCACGAATGCGTTCACGATCGCCAATTTCACCGGAGGACCGACGCAAGCCGGCGGCGACACCATCGCGCTGACCGTCACCGACCCGGCATTGAACGGGAGTACGCCCGTAACGGCGACGTACACGACGTTGGCCAATCAGCAGATGTCGGCCGCCATGGCGGGGCTGGCGGGGGCAATAAATGCCCTCTCCGTGCTGACGAATTTTGGCATTCACGCAGGAAACGCTTCGGCCTTTTCGATGATGATTGTCCAGGGCAATCCCACGGGCAACACGTCGTTTGCCGCCACGGGCGGCGGCGGGATCGGTACCGCGCCCTTCGACGGTCCCACGACCTACACCTTCACGCCGGTTACGCAACCGATCTACAGCCTCAGCGAAAACGACTACATCGTTCAGGAGTCGAGCGTCGGGAGCTTTACGGGACCGAACCCTGGCGGAGATTCGCTGCGCGCGGGCGCGACGCCCATAACGGGCGGCTTCACCGACGATCCGTTGCATATCGTGCGATCGAGCCCGGCTGACGCCAACAATATGATCGAGGTGCAGTGCAGCGACCGGGGCGATTCCTACAATAGTTCGATGGCGGAAGCGTTCGATCAGGCGTCGATCGACCTCTACGGCATCAGGCGGGACACCTCCGTGCGTGGGGACGCCGTAACGGATCCGTATTACGTGGGGAGCATCGTGGCGCAGCTGATGCTCCAGCGATCGCTCTTTTACCGCAGCACCTACACCTTCAACCTTGGCTGGAAGTACGCGTTGCTGGAGCCAATGGACCTCGTCCAGATCACCGATACGAGGATGGGGGCGAACGCGTTGACGGTGCGCATCACTGCGGTGGAGGAAGACGAAGAGGGGCTGTTGACCGTCACGGCTGAAGATTTTTTCGGCGCATATTCGCCAGCCGTCCTTTATCCGCCAGCAAACTATGTGCCGCAGCCCACGCCGACCGTGCTGGGGTTTGGTGGGGGTACCGCCGCGCCGGCAAACAAACAGGCCGGCGGCACGGCGGCCGGTGGTGGGCCGCCGACCTGGAACTCTAATCCGGGGAACATCAACCCTCCGATCATATTTGAGCCACCTGCAGCCCTCCTTACGGGCGATCTCGAAATCTGGTTTGCCCTGAGCGGCGGACCGAATTGGGGCGGTGCAGAAGTGACGGTCGCGAGCTCGGCCGCGGGCCCCTATGGCAACGTCGGGCCGGTCAACGGCAATTCGGTAATGGGGTTTTTGACGGCAAGCCTCCCGAGCTTTGGGGGATCAAACCCCGACACCGCTGATACCTTGCCGGTCGATTTGAGCGAGAGCAGAGGCCAGCTCGCCAGCGTGACGACGCAGGACGCAGCAAACTTCATTTCGCTGTGCTATCTGAATGGCGAGCTGATGTCGTACAAGACGGCAACGCCGACCGCCGGGACCGATCACTACAACCTCACCACACTGTATCGCGGGGCTTACGGGTCGACCGTCGGGGCTCACGCCGCGGGATCGAATTTCGCCCTTCTGGGCCCGCAGGTCGGGCGATTCGCATATCCGTCCAGCTGGATCGGATCAACTGTCTATTTCCAGTTTCTCTCGTTCAATCAGACGGGGGGCGGCCAACAGGCATCAGGCAGCGTCACCACCTATCCGTACACCATCACGGGCGCCGGCGTGGCGGCTTTGACGATCGCCATCGCGGGTTCAGAAGCTGGCGCTATGGGCGACGCCCAGCTTCTGCAAACTTACGTCTTCGCGGGAAGCTACACGTTCCCTATAGGCATGGAGGGGAGTTTCGGTCACGCCGGGACGGCAGCCAATTCGACCACGACGTTCAGCATCAAAAAAAACGGTAGCACGGTTGGGACGATGGTGTTTGCCGCATCGCCCGCGACAACCGCAACATTTACAATGGCGAGCCCGACATCATTTGCTGCCGGCGACGCACTGACCGTTGTCGCCCCAGCGACGCATGACACCGCACTCGCCAATGTGGGATGGACCCTAATTGCTACTTCTTAATTTGGCGGGCAGATGAAATCGATCTCGCCCGGCTGGTCGAGAATGTAGAAACGCTCATCATAATGTTGAGGGTTGGCAGATCAACGGGTAAAGTTTTGATTCGGCTTNGCGTAAGCGCTATGGGAGTTTTGGCTGCAGTATATCTCCTGCGAGAATATTTTGTCGGGTTGCTTCCAGGCAGATAACTATCGCGCCAGGACGCGCGTTCCGAATGCCCACCTCCCAATTCCCCGCGAGATCAGGGATAACTGCTACGCCCCCGCAGGCGGCGGCCAGCAGTAATGTATTCGGCCTCATTATCATGGGGGTATGCCAGGGGCCAATCGCCGGTTCGGCAACCATCCGGTCACCAACGCCTTTACTCTGGCGAGCTTTGGCGGGGCGCCGACGCAGGCGGGCGGCGACACGATCAGCCTGACCTTTACGGACCCCGCATTACAGAGCGGCGTGCCCTATATGGTCACCTACACGACCTTGGCGAATCTACAGATGCCGGGGGCGATGGGCGGGCTCGCCCAAGCCGTTAACGCCGACCCCAACCTCCTCGGGTTTGGCATCCTCGGGTCAGGCGTCGGTCCCGCCAGGGTTATGGTCATCCAGTCAAATCCGACAGGCAACACGACGATCGGCCAATCGGGCGGGATCTCTGCCGGCGGGATCGGCGCGACGACGACCAACACTTTCGCGCCGAACACAACGCCGGTCTACAGCCTCGGCGAGGACGACTACATCGTTCAGGAATCGAGTGTCGGGATCAATCTCGGTGTCACGCCTGGCGGTCCAGCGTTGCGTTCCGGCGCGGCGCCGATAACCGACGGCTTCACCGATGATCCTCTGCACATCGTGCGGTCGACCCCGGCCGATGCCAACAACATGATCGAGGTCGAGTGTCTCGATCGACAGAATAACTACAACACAGCGGTCGCCGAGGCATTCGACCAAGGTTCAATCGACGTCTACGGGGTGCGGCGCGATACGAGTACCAAGGTGCGCTTGATCACCGACCCACTCTATGTGGGTGGCATGGTCGCCCAGCTGCTGTTGCAGCGCCAGCTTCTCTACCGCAACACCTATACCTTCAAGCTCGGCTGGAAATACATTTTGTTGGAGCCGATGGACCTGGTTTCAGATCACCGATTCACGGCTTGGCGCCAGCGCCTTGACAGTGTGGATCACCGCCGTCGAAGAAGACGACGAAGGCATGCTGTCGATCACTGCCGAAGATTTCTTTGGCGCTTATTCGCCGACCGTCCTTTACCCGCCGGCCAATTATTCGCCACCCGCCTCGCCCTTGATCCTCGGGGTGGGCGGCGGCACTGCGGCTCCAGCCGTGAAGCAGGCGAGTGGCAGCGCGGTCGGCGGGTTCGTGCCGAACTGGAGCGCCCCGCACGGTGATGTCAACACGCCGCTGATTTTCAAGCTACCGGCGGCGTTATTGTCGGGCGATCTCGAAATCTGGATCGCACTGTCAGGCGGCCCAAATTGGGGCGGCGCCCAAGTCTGGATCTCGAGCGACAGTAGTTCTTATGCCTTTGCAGGCACGGTTTCTGGCCCGGCGGTACAGGGTGTTTTGGCCGCGACGATCGGCAACAGCGGCGGCAGTCCGGATACCACCGACACCTGTTCGGTCGATTTGACCGAGAGCCGCGGTCAGCTGTTCTCGGTCTCCGCCACCGACGCGGCGAACCTCGTCACCCTGTGCTATGTAGGCGGTGAGCTCTTTTCCTATCAGTCCGCGAGCCTGACGAGCGCCTATCACTACAATCTATCGACGCTCTACCGCGGTGCCTATAGCACAGCTGCGGCGAGTCATCCGGTCGGGACGCAATTCGCGCGAATCGACCAGTCGATCGGCCGCTTCCCGTATCCCGGTACTCTGATCGGTCAGACCATTTATCTGAAATTTCCGTCTAACAATATCATCGGCGGGGGTGCGCAGAACCTCGCTTCGGTGCCGGCCTATACCTACACGGTTACCGGCTCCGGCAAGGCGTCGGTCGCGACCACGGTTAGTGGTTCCTTCACCGGCCCGACGACGGCCAACCTTGTCATCCAGCGCTATGTCTTTCGCCGGCACCGTTAAGTTCCCTACCGGGCTGACCGGCAGCCAGGGGACGGCCGGCCTTGCCGCTACAGCGACCACGACCTACAGCATCCGGAAGAACGGCTCGAATGCCGGAACCATGGTCTTCGCCGCCGGCGCGACGACGGCGACGTTTACGATGGCTTCGGCGACGACCTTCATGGCGGGCGACGTTTTGACCATAGTGGCGCCGGTATCGCCCGACGCTACGTTGGCCAACCTCGCCTGGACTCTCGTCGGATCGCAGTGAACGACACCTTCGTCTGGAACTACAACAGTCACCCGTCAGAGAGAGGCTCCCTTGAAGCTCGAATCATGGCACAGTAGCGACGACAAGCGCCGTTGGAAGATCGTTCGCACCGACAACTACACCGATGTCCCGGGCGAAATCGTAACCGCCGACGAGACCACTGGTGAGTGCAGCCTGCACGTCGGCGGCGAGACCAAGACGCTGAGCTTCGGCCCCGGCGGAATCAGGATCGTCGGACGGGGAAGATGACCGACGACAAGCGGCTATGGCCGAGGTTCAGTCCCGAAATCAATTTCGGGCATCTGCTTCAGGCCGCCGTCATTTTGGTGACTATCGGCGGGGGGGCGATCACGAGCTATTTGAGCCTCCGGTCGGATATTCAACAGGTGCGAGCTGACCTCACGGTCAAAGTCAGCGAGCATGAATTGCGCATCGCCACGATCGAGCACGCCATTGACGACCAGCACCGCGAGGTGCATGAATTTCAGGCCGAGATGCGTTCGGCGATCTCTCATGTGACCGACATACTGAACGACGTGCGGGTCCAGCTCGGACGCCGATTGCAGCCGCGTGGGTGA